TCTTTAATTTGTTCAAAAAGTTCTTGTGAATTTGCCATAAAATATTCCTTTTTTTAAAATTGATTAGAACCACTCAACTTCGAGTGGGTGTTTATAATTATCATATATATTCAAAAACGAAATTGTTTTTGAGTTAATTTTTTTAACTTTTTAATTTTGTTATACTAACTTAATTTTCTAATGACGGGTGTGATAATTTTTTGATACCCTTACCCCATATTTTCCACATATTTCTTATGTAAAAGTTTCTTTGTTTCTAATTGACCACTTGCTGCTTCCTTCTGTGCAATAACTCCATCAGGTGAAGTTCCATCATATACTTCAATATAACCTGTATTGGTATCCATCTTACAAGGGAAAGTAATTCCATCTTGTCCAAATCTGTTCTTCATAACATGGCAACGAGCAGTGTTATTCAATTTATCTTTTGATTTTCTACTCCAACTCATGATGAAATCTGCATTCATAACTTTTGCATAAGAATCAGCAATTTTATCTGCCTCAATAACTTCTGAATCAATTGCTGAACGGTTGGTTTGAGATGCGGTCCAAATCGGTATCTCCAATTCACCACTCATTCCTCGAAGGTCAATGTAGACACCACCCTGCTCTGCGTAAGTAGAGTCTGACTTATTTGAGTGGGATAGTAAAAGGTCAGCGTAATCAACTATGATAACATCGGGCTTGTTATCTAATGTAACCATTTTCTCAATATGTTGCTGTAACTTCTTTACCGTAACACCTTTTGGCGGGAAATATTTTACTAATAATTTCCCTTTGAGATTTTTGATTCGTGCTTTCACCTCGTCTCTTTTTTCCTTCAAATCAGCAGAGGGGATACCTGTAAACACAGTATCATATCGAGCACCAACATAGTGTTCTGATAATTCCATTGTGTAATGTACCACACTCAAACCTTTCCGAACAGCTTCTGCACCGATAGCGGTGAGAATCCATGTTTTACCAACACCCGAAGGTGCTACAACTACTCCTAACTCACCAGGTCCTAATCCACCATCCATTAAATCGTTGATTGGCTCCCATTTAGTTGGAACAGTTGTTCTTTTTAAATCTTCAGTACGAGCATCAAAATCTTCAATATAATCCATACCCAAATCAGTTTCTTGACCAACTTTCATGGCCTTATCTACTAAATCTTTGATTCTATCATAAGAACCAGCTTTTAGTAAATCAACTGATTGTAAGATTACACCTTTAAGATTTTGATTAATACAGAAGTTTGTGAATTCGTTTTTTATGTAATCTAAATCTACATTACCAACTTGAGTGAAAACATGACGGAGTTGTTCTACTACCGTTTTCTTTAACACTTCGTTATCTACTTTTGATAATTGTGATTTGAATACATCCAATGTAGGAGGTTTTCTATACTCGTTATGATACTCAAGTATCTCACTAACAATCCATTTGTTAGCATCGTTCTCAAAGAACTTAGGAGTGGTTATTTCTCCTATGGTATCAAGGAACTTGTTATCAGTAATAAGTGCAGAAACTACTTTTGATTGAAATGATTGCCCGTATTTCGATAAAGTATCTATTTGTTCTTGCATTGACTCTTTTTATAAAACTTGTACAAAGATACGAAAAATATTTGAGAACACCAAATTAATCTGTAATTAAATTTCCAAATGTGGTTTTTAACCAATCATTGATATCCCCAAAGTTTCCAATTACTTTGTATTTTAGGAGGATTTTCATAAAATCCATTTTGTTAAGTGGTTGGATTTCTTCGTTGAATCTATCTAAAGTTTTCATTTTAATTTGACCTGATATATCAACATCATCCAATTGCATTAAATCTTTGTTTAATAAGATTTGTCTTTTTGATTCTAAAATATCTTTATAGATTTTGATTTTACCTTTTGTTTCTTCTATTTTAGTTTCACATAAATCAAACAAATCATCTACTGATAATTTTTCATCACCTGTTATTTCAGGAAATCTCTTTACCAAAGTTTTGATTCCACATCCATAAACACCAGGTATATTATCTGATTTATCTCCATCTAAAACTCTATAAAGTAAAAGGTTTTTAGATTCTATTCCATATTCTTCTTTTACCAAAGATTTATTATACATCTTCTTTTTGGTGGGTGACCAGACGATGGTAGTATCATTAACCAATTGAAGGAAATCCTTATCGGTTGACATTATCACCGCCTGTTCATCTTCTTTTAGTATTTGGGTTGTTATATAAGCCATGATATCATCAGCTTCAACTCCATCATAAATCATAGTAGTGATAGGTAACCCATGTAACATTTCGTTTAACCAAACGAATTGTCTTTTCATAGATTCTCTCTCATCTTCATCATTCATTAAATCAGCATAAGCTCGATTTACTCTGAGTTTATTTTTATCTCTTTGTGCTTTATAATCACCAAATACCTTTTTTCTTCTCTGAGAACCACCTTTCCCATCAAATACTACAACAACACGAGATGGTTGAGTTTGTCTAATGGCATAACCAATAGATTTTAGAGCACCTGTTACACCACCAACATGGTCGCCATCATCATTCATTGTAGGAATAGATGACCAACATCTGATAAATGTATTTAGACCATCAATAATAAGGACACGAGAATTCTTGTGTCTATTGATATTCTGGTCTCGGTCTCTCTCAACCGAATCTAAAATGTTTTTGTAGAGTTCTTTCATGTAAGAAGTTCTTTGTTATCTGATGTACTCTCATACACATTAAGTGCTTCTAATCTATCTAAAGAATCTGCAAGTAAAGCAAGAGCTTCTTCAGCATTTTTGTAGAAATCTTCAGTAGAGTGGTCACCAATACCAACTGCCTTCTTATCTAATAATTCAAGAGATAAAAGTGCCTTGGCTTTATCAGCCTCGGCACTTTTTCTCAACATTGTAACTAATTTACTCATATTGAATTTTTAATCATTTTCACCAGCACCTTCAGTATCAACTTCCATTGCATCAATATCAAGTGTATCTGATTTATATTGTAAGATAGTTTCTTCACAAATCTTTTTATAGATTTGTTCTTTAACATCTTCTCTTTCATCCATCAAAGGAATAAAATCCTTAGATTGGAATTTCAGTTCTTCACCTGTTTCTGTATCGATGTAAGTGTACCAAGCACCAGCTTGTTTTACTAATTTGTTTTCTTTCATGACTCCTAACCATGAACCATAATTATCGATTCCTCTATCAAAGTAAATCTCAAAATCAGCCGCTCTTAGAGGTGGCCCCATTCTGTTTTTAATTACTTGACAACGAACCTTCATTCCAACAACCTTATCTTGGCCGTTTACCTTTTGTTTGATTTGTCCCATATTCTTCAATCTCAATCTTACAGAGGCATGGAAAGCAAGAGCTTTACCACCAGAAGTTGTCCATGGGTCACCAAACATTGCGTTCATCTTTTGTCTTAACTGATTTGTAAATATCAAAGAGATTTTCTGTCTACCAATCATATTGGTAATCTTTCTCATCGCCTTTGATATGATAATTGCTTTATCAGTAGCATATCCATCTTTTCCATAATCTGCAGCCAACTCATTCTTAGTTGAAGCGGCTGCAACTGAATCTACTACGATAGTAACCAATTTATCTTTATCAGTTTGTCTAACTTTTTCAATGATTGTTTCAGTAAAATCAAAGATTTGTTCAACCGAATCTGCTGATACATAAAGTAATTTAGAAACGTCAACACCGATAGCTTCTAAAAATTCTCTACTTACTGCAGTTTCTGTGTCAATCAATACCGCAACTCCACCTTGTTTCTGTGTTTCAGCTAAAAGGTGTGCTGATAATAATGATTTACCACTTTGTTCCAAACCTGTTACTTCTGTGATTCTACCAACAGGTAAACCACCATAAGGGCGATTGGAAATGGCAACATCTAACATAGCACATCCAGTCGATATCCACCCATCTACATTTGTAGGTGCAGTATCATCATCTAAGAAAAATGCTACTTTAGAATCTTTTGATTGTTTGTTTAGCTCACCCGCCAGGATGTCCGCTAAATCCATTTCTTTTTTCTTCGCCATTTAGTTTGAATTAGTTGTTGAATAAATCATCAAATGCAGCTGCTACATCATCAGTTTTCTTTGAATCTGAAGTTGTAGTAGTTTCTACTGAACCTCCCATATCATGAGATACTTGATTATTACTAAGTGTTTCTTGAGATACTGATTCGTCAGTCGATTCTCCTTCTGCACTTGGGTTTAACCAACCTTCAAGAACTGATTTTAATTCATCATAAGATAATTCAGAATATAAATCTGTAATTGCAGTTTGTGATTCAATAAATGAAGTTGCTTTTTCTGAATCTTCACTTAAAGGTGATGTAGAAGGTTTAACTCTAATTGTAGTAGTTGGATAAGTAGTACCAGCTTCATCTGCTGATTTATACTCAATTGTTAAATCTCTACCACTTGTTGGGTCGGTGATATCACCATAATCTGGGTCAGCAATATATCCTAAGATTTCTTGATATACTGTTTTACCGAATCCCCAAAATCTTACTCCTTCACCTTCTTCACCTCTAACGATAACAGGTACGAAAGTTCTCAACTTAGGCTCCATAGCCTTTGCAGCTTTCCAATCTTCTTTATCACCCATTCTCTTTAGTTTATCCGCAAACTCTACAATAGGGTCTGGTCTACCAAATGATTGTGGTGAAAGATAAGTTTTGTTGTTAATGTTATAGTGAAAATAAAGTTCAATGAAAGGATTATCTTTGTTGAACTTGTAGGGAACGATTCTTACTTGATGTTTCCCTGGTGTAGGTTTCCACAAAGCATCTGTTTTTCTTTGTGTGTTTTGTAGTTTGTTCAGTCTACTTCTGATTGCATTAATGTCTAAAGCCATAATTACTCCTTTTAAATGTTATTAATTATTATTGTTTAAGTTTAAATTTTGAGTGCTAAACTAACAACACTCGGTGTATATATAAATATAACAAAACTCAAAAAATACACCGAATTTTCGAGTTATTTATGTTTAATTGTGTGTTAAAAAAAATCGTTTTTTATAGGAAATTGTTTTAATCTTTTCTCTGATGCCTTATAATATGTTTCATCTAATTCAAATCCCATAAATTTTCTATTAAGTTGTAAAGATGCAACTCCAGTTGAACCAACACCCATAAATGGGTCTAATACAACATCACCTTCATTTGAAGCAATATTTAATATATGTTTTAAAGGATACAAAGGTTTTTGAGTTGGATGTTTTGGGTCTTTCAATCTTTCAGAGCCCATACATATTGGTCCTTCTATAAAGTTATGCATTTCATTCTGTTTACCAAAATTCCAAGTATGACCCTTATTCCAACATGATACTATAAGTTCTATTGAATTTAAAAATCCAGCTTTTCTGAACTTTGGTGTTGGATTTGTTTTATGCCAAGCCATAAAGTTAAAAGAATCAAATTTATCATCGAGTAATTCATGATATTTTCCAATCAAATTATAAGAACAAAATATAAATAAATTTCCAGTCGGTTTTAATATACGAATAAAATCATCCATGAGAAGAGTTGGGTCAAAACCAGTATCCCATTCTTCAATATCATTGTTTATATCTGCTCTGTTTTTAAATGAAAGATTACCAGTAGAGTGTTCTCCTAAATTATAAGGAGGGTCTGTTAGAATAAGGTCTATTGAATTATCAGGTACTTCTTTAAGAAGTTTAAAAGCATCCCCATTCTTTATTTCAAAGTTAGTATTCATTATGTTTTAATTATTTTAATGTTTATATAGATAATTATAATGATTTTATTTTTTTACCAAGTTTTCTAAAAATACCCCAATATGTAG